GGCGTTACCATTACCTAGGGACTAGGCCAGCGCCTAGCGCTCTGTTAGGCGCTAACAGAGGTTAGGCGCTATGGCTACTGTAATCGTTGACCGCGTTACTTTCGGGCAGAGCGCGATCCGTTATATCTTGGCAGCTGGATCCGATCCGGCAAGTGACGGGTTGGCGGCTGGCCTAGGATCCAAGGCAGAGTTGGAAGATGGATCCGCCGAGTGGCGCAAGACTGGCGCGTTTGACACTGATTGGGTCCGCGTTGATGTATTGGAGCACGAGGCTTCGGCTTCGGCGCATACTCCGGCGGAAGTGGGATCGGATCCTTCTGGCACCGGCGCAACCGCGGCGGCAAACGCCGTTGCTGGCCAGAATCCGCAGAATGATGCACTATCTGTAGATCTTGTGCATGACGCGGGGGCGGCTGGCAATCCCCAAGTTTTCATTTCGCCAGTCTGGTCTATGGGCGGAGGCTTTGCCCAACTTTGGGCAAACTCGACGAATCACGATCCGGTTGCAGTAGGCGTTGCTACGGATCGTTTCTTTATGAATGCCGACGCAGATCCGGTTACAAACCAAGGCGCTGGAAAGCTCTACTATGACGAAGACGCAGCCGAAGGCGCGCGTTTTCTGCAATCTGACTTTGCTCTATCCAACCTACTAATTCCAACGCGGGATGGTAGGGTTATGCAAGTCAGTTACAACGCTTCCGCTAGCTCGCTTGGCGTTGAGGTTTACCACGCAACTGGCGAAGCCGAGCGTTACAAGTGGCGCTTTGTTAGTCCAACGGCAACTAACGGAACTGAGAAGACTAGCGTTGTCAAGGCGCTTGTGCAAGATCTCACTTAGAGGGATCCACAATGGCTACTGTAATCGTTGACCGCGTTACTTTCGGGCAGAGTGCGATCCGCTATATCTTGGCAGTTGGATCCGATCCGGCAAGTGATGGGTTGGCGGCTGGCCTAGGATCCAAGGCAGAGTTGGAAGATGGATCCGCCGAGTGGCGCAAGACTGGTGCGCTTGACACTGATTGGGTCCGCGTTGATGTATTGGAGCACGAGGCTTCGGCTTCGGCGCATACTCCCGCCAATGTAGGCGCGGCAACTGCTTTGCATAAGGACGACGGGCGGATCTGGATCGACGTAATCGAAGGATCCTACGTTGGCGGCGCTTGGAACACGGTATATGGTGGCGGAGGCAATCCAGCAAAGAGGCGAACGGCTAGCGCTGTAAATACCGTTTGGTATAACAGCGTCCCACTTCCAACGCGCGCCGGCGCTGGCACTGGCATTGCGTTGCTCGGTTTCGTTTGCGTCTACAAGATCATTACAGGCCCAGTTGTTGACGCAAAAGCCGTGATCTACGCAAAGCTAATGCCACAAGACGGCGCGGCTATGGGCGCCCCAACGGCAATACTAGGCAACGTAGACGCCTACTATGACGAGGCGCACAACACGGCCGCAAAGCGCGGCGCTGACAATGGCGCGGGCGGCGTGCGTTGGCATACGGCTTTTTATGCGTTGCCAGAAGAGCTTGTGGAGTACATAACTGGCAGCTATGGCCTTGCACTACAATTTGAAGTGACGGCGGATCCGGCCGGTATATCGTTGCTCGACTACTATGGAACGTGGCTTATCTACAGGAACAAGCTGCCAGCGAGTTAGAGGGATCCACAATGGCTACTGTAATCGTTGACCGCGTTACTTTCGGGCAGAGCGCGATCCGTTATATTTTGGCAGTTGGATCCGATCCGGCAAGTGACGGGTTGGCGGCTGGCCTAGGATCCAAGGCAGAGTTGGAAGATGGATCCGCCGAGTGGCGCAAGACTGGTGCGCTTGACACTGATTGGGTCCGCGTTGATGTATTGGAGCACGAGGCTTCGGCTTCGGCGCATACTCCCGCCAATGTAGGCGCAACCTCCGCGAGTAAGATGGTAGTTGGTGCCCAACCTGGCGGAATACTAGATCTCGCGGGTGTCACTTCGGTTGACATTACGGCGGAAGCCGCTTGGAATTTCTCAAACGTACCAGGCGTAGAAGGGCACGGCGAAGTTGCCGGAATTCCGGTTTTGCTCGAGGTAACAAGCGACGGAACGCGAGGCGCATATAACACGGTAGCGGGAAGAGTAACGCTGGAAACACTTGAGGATGAAGGCACTTATGATGGGGTTGTGCTTTCTTATGCTACTTTGTCTCTAGTCCAAGGGGTTACGGATCCTGATAAGCCGCGCGTGATCTTCACTATCATCACAACGCCAGCTAGGGACACAACCGGACCCTACACGTTGCGCTTTTTTGAAGGCAACTTTGATAGCGAGGGCGATCCGTATACACCAATCGCGTTAACTGGTTGGCACTTCTTCTTTACGCTCGTTCTGGCAGAGTTGTCCGAGATTAGTCGGGATTTTGTGATTGGTCCCTTTTTTGGTATCGAGCGCCTAGCCAAACCCCTTGCCGTCGCGAGCGGCAACGCTGGGCTATTGTCTGGTACGGATAAGGCGAAATTGGACGCACTAGAGGAATCAAGAGCGTCTATAACCATGTCCGGCAACTCTACTGACTTTGCGCTAACTACGCTTAATCAATGGTATCAAGTTGCAACTTTTGACTCTGACGCTTACAGCGCCGGAAGTTTCGTAGCCGATCAAGCCAACGATCGTATCACCATAGGAAGCGGCTTTAACGGCGTTGTGGAGGTTGACATTCATGCAAGCGCCGGTGTCAACGCCACTAATCAAGATATTGAGATCGGATGGTCTCAAGACGGCGGATCAACAATCGTAACGCCTGTTCTATCCCGCCGTTACGCTAACGCTTCCGACATTGGCAATAGCAGTATGGTTTCGGCTGCTCCGGTAGACGCCAGCGGAGGCGATATCCAGATCACGATTTGGGCGCGTAATACCACGATCGGCGGAAACAAGTTGACAGTGCAAGAAATGAGTGTGTCGGCGCGTAATGTCTGACCCTAGAGACACAATCGAACGCTTGACAAACCGCCTTAACTTGCGGGTTTGGAAGACTTCGATTAGCTATACGCCGAAGGGCGGAACGCCCACGATTACAACGCCAACGGGCGGGATCCTTTACGGCGTATTTGATTCAGCCTATCTGGTAACCGTAGAAATTGACGGAATGCAGATTAATGATCGAAAGCCTATGCTAGAGATCGTTCTAGAAGATCTGGTGAATATCCCGCAACGGGGAGATCGATACACTCTGCTATCTGGTAGGTTTGCTGGCCAGAAGTATACTGTGATCGAAACGCACTTTGACGGCTTCGGCGCTGTTATGCTGCAATCGATCCAAGGTGACCACGCTTGACACTAGCCGTTGCCATTACGCCAGATCCTAAAGCGATCCGCAAAGCGTTTGTCGCTAGGCTGATTGCTAAGGGTATCGCTGGCGGTAACGTGGTGTCAACGCGAGGCACTGAGTTTCCAGCCGATGACGTTCCGGCCGTCAACGTCTTTTCGCCCGGTTCTGACAGTAAGTCCATTTCGCACCATTCTAGCTTCGCCAAGGTAGAGAGGATCGTTTGCGCGGCAACTGTTGTAGTTGACACAAGCAAAGCGCTTGATGATATGGACGAAGCTATAGGTGACGCAATCGACGATATGGAGCAAGCTATCAAGGTTGCGATCTTCAGCTATCGCGATTTGATGACATCGATCCGAAAGTGGCAAGGCGCCAGCGTACAGAAGGGACAAAGCGGCGCGGGCTTGGATCTTCGTGGGCACGTAGCCGTTGAGTTTCAAATGTTGCTCGACGAAGCATATACGTATGAAAACCCGATCGCTAGCGACGGCGCCCTTAGTGTGCTTGACATAACCGTCAAGCCCGGTATTGCTGGCAGTCCAACAATCACAATCAGGCCAGATCTAACCTAGCATTGCGCCAAGCAATCGGCTATGGTAGGCTTTGGGTATCGGAGGCGATCTCTTGACGGAATCACCAAAACGAATGTTTCTTATACCAGCACAAGATCGCAGGATCCGAAAGTATCACGATATGGCGCGTTTTCTCGCGCCCGCTGGGGAGTGGGTTCCCGTTATGCCTGAATGGTTCCGGGCTATCAAGTCTGGTGACGTAACGCAAGGCAGCCCGAAAGCGGAAAGCAAGCCGAAGGCTAAGAAGGGTTAAGCTATGGATTTCAATACGATTCCCGCGGCTGGTAGTTTGCGTACTCCGCTTTTCTTCTTGGAAATGGATTCTTCGCAGGCGGGAAGCCAGATCGTTGGTGCTTCCGCCGCGCTCTTTGTTGGCAATATGATCACTGCGGGCGGCGGCGCTGGCACTGCAACCCCGCAGGATTTGATCCGCAGCAATTCGCGATCGCAAGATGCTAGCTTGTTTGGCGCTGGTAGCGAGCTGGCGGAAGCGATCGGAGCGTTCCGCAGCAACAACTTGCAAGCTGAGATCTGGGCAGTCCCGTATGCTGACGCGGGCGCTGGCGTAGCTAGCGAGCATACGCTTACTATTGCCGGCACGGCTACAGCGGACGGCGTGTTTAGCTATTACATTGGCGGTAAGCTGGTAAACGTGCCAGTAACCGCAACTGATACTTCCGCCACGGTAGCTACGGCGCTTCGCGCGGCTATCAATGCGGATCTAGATCTCAGCGTTACGGCGGGCGGAACCGGATCGGATATCGTCACGATCGCGAAGCACAAAGCCGAGTTTTCCGATCATATCAACCACCAAGTCAACTTGCTCGGGGAGTCTGGTGGCGAGGCTTTGCCTGCGGGAATCACGGTAACGAGTCTGACAAAAACGGTTGCTGGCGCTACCGATCCAGATATTACCGGGCTTGGCGCGATCGTCGGTTCTGAGCGGTTCGATTTTGTGCATCATCCGTACCGGAGTGCAGCTTCGTTGAATGCCATTGAGGCGTTCCATAATCATACTACAGGCCGTTGGGCATACCATAATGCAGCCTATGGCCATGCTGGCACGGCCGCGCGTGACACGGTAGGCAACCTTAGTACGCTCGGGAACGGGCGCAACGATCCTCATAGCTTCTTGCTTGGTATGGAGCCGATCCCAAGTCAGCCTTGGGAAGTGTCCGCGGCGGCTTGGGGCGCTTGCTATTCTAGCCTCAGCAACAACCCTGGCGATCCGCTTCAGACTTTGGAGCTTGTTGGGATCGTTCCGGCACCAAAAGCACTGCGGTTCACGCAGCTAGAGCGTAACGTATTGCTGTTTGACGGTGTAGCTACGCTCTATACTGACGCAGCGAACAAGGTACGTATTGAGCGGCTTGTCACTACGTATCAGCTTGACGCCTTCGGCGGCGCTGATGATTCATACCTTGACACTGAAACGCTGTTTCAGATCATGTATCTAAACCGCGCTTATGCTGCAATGACTAGTAATAAGCTGGCGCGCGTTCGGCTCGTCAATGATGGCACGTTCCTTCCTTCCGGATCGAACGCTGTAACGCCGCAAACCGTAAAGGGCTTGATCATCGCGGAATACAAGCGCCTTGAAGCACTCGGCATTGTAGAGAATGCCGATCTCTTCGCAGCGAACGTGACGGTAGAGCGCCCGCTTGGCGATCCCAACCGACTTGATGTTTTGCTCCCGCCAGATCTTCAGAATCAGTTGCGCGTCTTGGCGGTTAAAAACCAATTCCATTTGCAGCTTACGTAATAGGATCCGACAATGGCAGACAACAAGATTGAAGGGCGCACCGGCGGGATCCTTAGCTTTACGCTTGACGGTACGCCTTATGAGATCGAGGGTTCCGTCACTTTCCAACCTTACCGATTCATGCGCACTTCCACTACTGGCCTTACTGGGCCTACTGGGCACAAGCGCGAATCAACGCAGCCGTTCATTGAAGTGACTATGCCTTACAAGAAAGGCGTTGATCTCGCGGTTCTGGCTAATGCTGAGAATGTAGTTGGCCAGCTCGATATGTATAATGGTGAGTCTTGGGTTATGCAGCAAGGCGCGCAAGTGGGCACGCTAGAGCCAGATGCGGACGAAGGAACGGTAACCGTTCGCCTTGAATCGCCAGTTGAAATGATCTCAATCTAGCCTTAGCCAAGGAAGGGAGCCAATGATCAAGGATCATAGTGGTTTGCCAGAAGGCGAACCCGTTGAAGTGTTGCACTTGGAAGGCGCGCCAATTAAGGCGTTCGGAGAAGAGATCCTCGAGTTGCGCTTTATGCGCCGGATCAAGGCTTCGGATATGATCTACCTGGAAGAGCTGGATCTAAAAGGGTCCGCTTCCGATGTTGCTATGCTGCAACGCCTTACTGGGATCCCGAGTGCCAGCTTGCGCGAAATGGACGCTTACGATCTCAACAAAGCCGCGGGAATTCTAGCGGGTTTTCTCTTGCGTGGCCCAAGAATTGGCGACAAATCCTAGCGTTCTTGGCAGTCACGCTACGTTTTAGCGAGCGCGAGCTAGCGGATCTAACGGCTTTTCGGCTTCGGTTCTGGTATGATGCGTTCAAGAGCCTAGCGGAGTTGCCGGAAAATGCCTAAGCGCGCGGACTTCAGAGCGAAAGCAAGCCTAGCAGGCGTCGACGATCTCAACATACCTTGGAAGCGGGCGCTTAAACGCGCTGAGAAGCAAGCCGGACGTAGCTTCGGTAAGATCGAACGCCTTGGAATGCGCGCTAGTAGAGGTATGCGTCGCGGTTTCCGCGCGGCTGGTAGCGCTGTCCAAGGCGCGGGAAGAGCCGCGGGAATGGCCAAGCGCGGCTTTGGTGCGCTGGCTAAGACGGGCGGGTTGCTTGCCGCTGGTTTCGGTATGGCAGTTGATCGCGCTGGTAAATTCGAACTAGAAGTTGCGCGCCTTGGCAACCTACTTGACAACTCGATTGATCCTGTTTCGGAGTATTCGGATCTACTCAAAGATATGGCGATCCGCTATGGAACGGATCCAATCGAAACGGCACAAGCCGCCTATATGGCCTTCTCGGGCGGCGTTGACACAACGAAGAGCGCGCTTCAAGAGTTTTTGCCGGTAGCTTTGAAGGCAGCAAAGGCAGGCTTTGCCGAGCCCGCCGTTGCAGTCGACGCATTAACTAGCATTCTAAACACGTTTGCCGATACCGGAATTACAGCGGCGGAAGCCGCCAATAAGCTCTTTGTTACTGAGGCACTAGGCAAAACGGACTTTGCCAAAATCTCTAGCGAGATCGGGCAAGTTGCTGGCTTCGCAAAGGAAATGGGAGTGTCCTTTGACGAAGTGCTTTCGACTATGGCGACGCTGACAAAAGTGGGACTTAGCACGGGCGCTGCCTTTACTCAAGTCAGCTCTATCGTTGCTGGCATTGTCCAACCTACTGCCAAAGCCGAAAAGCGCATGAAAAAGCTACTAGGCAAAGAGTTTGTTGGCGCTGGCGCAATCAAAGAGGTTGGGAGCCTAGTCAAGTGGATTGAGAGAGTCAAAGAGGTTGCAGCCGAAAAAGGCCCCGGAATCATTACAGAAATCTTCGGGCGCAAGGAAGCGATCAAAGGAACGGTCCGCTTGGCGGGATCGGGCTTTGAAGATCTGCTCACTATCACGGCTAAGATGGGAGACTCCGCCGGGACACTAGACAACAAGTTTGCCAACGTACAAAAACGCATGGGCTTTAGAATCCAGCAAATGAAAACCGGATTCTCTTTGCTCATAGGCGAACTAGGTGGCGGTATAGCCGAAGGGCTTGGCCTTGGTGATCTTGACGACATACCGGAGCGCGTAGCCAAAGCCGGCAAAGGCATTCGATCCGGTGCCAAGGGATTCGCGGAAGGTTTTGTCAAAGCACTTGATCCAGCGAACGAGCTGGCAACTATGGACTGGCAACAATTCGCTGTTAGCGCTGGGCGTAGCTTTGGCGAAGTGACAAGCGCGATTGGTAGTCTGGCAACGGCGGCGGCGGATCTAATCAACACGGCAGTAGACGTTAAAGACGCTTGGGACGATGCACGCAAAGGCGTTGACCGATCGCAGCAAGCAGCAAAGAAGGTAGGGACTAGGACGATCGAACGTGTCACGATTCAAAAGCAGATCGAAGAGTTAGACGCTCGCGCTATGTATGGCGATTTTGCCGCGGGACGCGCCGCCCAGAAGCTAGAAGAGGGCTTGGCGCAAACCGTTATGGAAGCGTGGAGTGTAGGCCACCTAAGATCTAACACACTCAAAGATCAAGGCATTGGGGTTCACGCAGCGGGACAAGCGAGGCAACGCAAGATTGCGCGCACTGGCATTGCTGAGACTGGCGGCGCTGGGCTTTCGGCTGGCCTAGGGATCATGGGCGCGGCAATCCCGCCCGAGATTCTGGCAGAGGTTATCCGAAAGTCTATGGCCTTTGATCCGCGATCGCGAAGTGGCGTAATGGGAGCTGGCAAGCCCGTTGATATTGGTGGCGAAGTGAAGATCACGATCGAAGACAAGACGGGCGCGAGCAAAGAGGTTAGCGTTGAAGCAACCTCTAAGAATCCAAAAGTGCCAGTGCGCCCCGCGGTTGGCAAGCGCAAGACGGGAACGGGTTAGCTATGGCAATGCAAGATCCCGAATGGTTTAGATCTCTAGTTGATGCTAGTTTCCGCGGTATCCCATTCAAGGTGACGCAGCAAACCCGCGAAGGCGGAATTCGTGGCGCCGATCATGAGTATTACGGGCGCGATGAAGGCAATACCGAAAACGCAGGCAACAAAATAGAGCGCTTCTCATTTGACGCTTACGTGGTAGGTGACGACTACCACCTAGGGACGCAAGATCTAATCGTAGCGCTGCAATCAGGCGCGGGGCTTTTGATCCATCCTCGCTGGGGCGAGCGCCAGTGCATTTGCAGATCGTGGACGATCGCGGAAGGGCTAGGCACGCAAGGCGAGGCTAGGTTTTCCTTGTCCTTTACCGAGGATCTCGCGAGCGCCGGGTTGATTTGGTTTGAGTCGGAGGATGCTATTGTTGACACTAAGGCGGACGAGCTGACAACTCTTGCTTCCGCCGAGTTTACCGCTGCCTATTCAGTAGAGACTGAACCGGGAGTAGCACAAGAAAGCGCCGGGCTTGATCTCTTGTCTCGTATCTCTGACATACGATCGGCTATGCGCACTCCTCGTAAGGCCACAATCGAAGATCCAACCGCTTTGCAGTCTGCCCTAGCCTCGCAAGCTGCGTTGGCTTCTACACCCTATGCAATGGCTACGGTGGCCATTCTATCGAATCATCTAGCAGCGATCCAAGCTATCGGAGATCTTGGAGTGTTGATTGCGCTGGCACGCTTGCGCCGTTCGGTACTTATACCGGACGCAGCGTCAATGCCAACAAACCCGACCGAGGCGACGATCGCTAGCAACGCGGACGCAACCTCGGCATTGATCCAGCGGGTTGCACTAGCCGAGGCAATCAAGGCAGCGAAGAATACCGATTTTGTGGTCTATGATGAAGCGATCGCAGTGCGGGACGAGCTATCAGAGCTTGCGGACGCGGAAGGGGATACACCAATCGATCGCATTGTGTATCGTACACTCATTGATGGCGCGAACGCGCTATATGGTTGGCTCACTTCGTTCGCGGAAGATCTCGCGGAGTTGCGTGACCTAGAGATCGGGAGCGTCACTAGCTCACTAGAGATTGCATGGGATCTTTATGCGGACGCTGAACGCGCCGAAGAGATCCAAGATCGCAACGGCATTGTGCATGGCGGCTTTATTAGGCCAGGAACGATCCAAGTTTTGAGTAGCTAATGCCTACCTTCGAAGAGCAACACACGTTGACGCTTAGGATAGGCGGGCGAGACTATCCGATCTGGCAGACTGTAGATGTATCCTACGGCATAGAGACTGGCGCGCGGGACTTCGCGATCGAATCGACGCGGGACGCTGAGAAAGTAAGCCAAGGTGAGATCTACCTTGGCGACGCTTGCGAGATCTTCATCGGTCCGCCGCAGCGCAAGCGGAAGGTTCTGACAGGATACGTTGACGGTATTAACCCGAGCTATGATCCGGCCGGATCTCGGATCACGATCAATGGCAGAAGCCGCACTGGTGATTTGATTGATTCGTGCCATGTTGGCAAGCGGCGCTTTAACCGCCAATCCGTTGGTGCGATCTTGCTGGAAATGCTTGATCCGCACGGTATATCCGCCACTGTAGACGGAGATATAGGCGAGCTAGTAGATCGGTTTTCGATTGACGTTGGCGACAAAGTGTTTGACGCAATCGAAAGCCTAACCGAGCGCTTTGGCTTTCTCGTTTATGATGACGCTGACGGAGATCTCGTCCTACAACGCGCCGTTGACGGGAGCTTTAGTGCTTCGCCTAATGACGTTTTGCGGCGCGGAGTCAACATCAAATCCGCGGAAGGTACGTTTGATGCTTCTCAAGTGTATTCTACCTATAGGTGCAAGGGACAAGCCGTAGGGACGGACGAAGGCTTCGGAGATCTTGCGGCTGGAATCGAGGCTTTAGAACGCACAACGGCGATCGGGCGCGCCCGCGTTCTGGTTATGACTGGCGAAGGATCTAGCACTGCTAGGTGTAAGGCTCGGGCACAATGGGAAGCCGCAACAAGGATCGGGCGCGCAAGCTCTGTTAGCTATACCCTTTGCGGCTGGTATCGTAGCGACGGCAACCTATGGCAACCAGGCACAACGGTTGAAGTGGACGATCCATTTATGCGGGTTTCAGGAAGACTCTTGATCACCAATGTCGGTTTGCACAAGTCTTCAGAAGACGGCACAACGGCAGAGCTTACGCTAGGTCCGGAATATGGCTACTATGCTAGGTTGCCCGAGAAGACAAAGCGATCCATTGGAGCATGGCGGTCGCCAGTATGAGCCTATTCAGCGAAACCGAGCGTCGCATATCTGAGGCTACTAGACCACTTCGGATCCGGGCTGCAAACATGATCCGGCGCGCTGTTATCCAGCTCATCAATGACAGTCCAAAGCTGCAAACTCTGCAACTCGAGGTTATGGGCGCGCTTGACGGAGAAGGCGACGATCCCGAGATCCAAGACGAGATTGAAAACTTTGCGCACTATGGGTTTACCTCTTCGCCACCAAAAGGATCTGAAGCGATCTTGCTGCGCTTAGGTGGCGAGCCTAACGTGCAAGCCGTAATCGCTACGGCATACCGAGAAGATCGCCCGAAACTGGCTAGCGCTGGTGATGTCACCCTATGGGATATCCATGGGCATAGGCTAGAGTTGCGTGAAGCCGAGGTTGTTATTGTCAGCAATGGCGACACAATCGAGCTTGGCGACGGTGCGACGAAAGGCGTTGCGCGGGAAGGCGACCCAATAACCAGCGATTCGGCTTTTGACGATTGGATCGGGCAAGTGCAAGCCGCAATCAATGTCATTGCTCCCGGCGCTGTTACTCCGATCACTAGCATGAACGGCACGATCACAAGTGGATCCTCATTGGTTAAAGCTGTTGACTAAGGTAGAATCAGAGCATGATTAGCCTGGCTACAGAAACCCGATCGGTTGTAATGGACATTGACGGTCCGCAAGCTGGCGAGCCTTCAATCTTTCCGCCGCCGGACGAATGGAGTGCGGATCCCGCAAACGGTGTACCGGGCAACTCGCTAGAAGACTTTGAGGCATCTATCTTTGCTAGCCTCTTTACCGATCGTCGCGTGGAATTGTCAGAGCTGACGCCAGGATCTACAGATCAGAAAGGGTACTGGGGCGATACGTTCCCAGAAACGGAAGGCGACGAATGGGGCGGGCGGTTGCACCTTGCGGACCGGGCGCGAATCGTAGCCGAAGGCGGCGCCGCTGGATCGCTGACAATCGAAACGATTGCGCGTCATGCTCAGACTTCGGTTGATTGGCTTGTGGCGGATCGGATCTTGACTAAGATTGAAGCGTCCGCGGAACTGGTAGATCGGAACCGCGTTGATATCTTGATCGTTATGACGCGCAAGCCTGGCGATACGCCTGAAACGCTACGCTATGGTATCACTTGGGGTTAAGCTATGGCGGATTCCGGCTTCACGATTCCAACTCTTGCGGACTGCGTTACCAGCGTACAAAATGACGTTAACGCCGCATTGCCGGGCGCTGATTCGAGGATCCGCCGCAGAGCAACCCGCGCCTTGGCTATGGCACTAGGCGGCGTTAACTGGCTTCTCTACAAGTTCGCTCTTTCAATCTCAAATGAGATCCTTCCCGATCTTGCAAGCGCCGCCGGTGTAAGGCGCTGGCGCAAGTTATGGGGTTTGCCCGATGTTGCTGGCGAACGCGCGAATGGCACAACGCAATTCACGGGAACCCCAGCAACCGTAATCCCTACAGCAACCCCCGTTGTGCGCGCTAACGGCTTTGTCTATGTCACACTTGCGCCGGCAACTATCAGCGGTGGCGGAATCGCCAACGTCGCGATTGAAGCCGTCGACGCGGGCGCGGCCGGCAATGCGGAAACTGGCGTTGCTCTGTACCTATCGAGCCCGATCGCTGGCGTCAATACGGAAAACCTAGTGCAATCGCCAGGTTTGACCGGAGGCGTCGACGATGAAGGTACAGAATCAGAGCGCGATCGCGTTCTGGATCGTATGTCCGATCCGCCCGAAGGCGGCGCGGTTTCTGATTTCGTTCAATGGACTAAGGAAGCCGTAGCCAATACACGCGAGGTTTATGTCTACCCAAATACGCCAGTGCTAGGCGAAGTGACGATCCGCTTTATAGTAGAGCCCGGTCCCACTGGCGATCCTCTTTTGGCTATCCCTTCATCGGCCGAGGTTTTGGCAGCGAGGCTTTACGTTCGGGGCGATCCTTCCGCTAGTCCATTCCCGTACGCGGACGCAAAAAGCCCAGCGCCTTTGATTGGGGATCGTATTACGATCCCAGAAATTACAGCACAAGGCATAGCTGTAGAGATCACAAACCTTGATCCCGATACGCCAGAAGTCCGCGCCGCGGTTGAAGACTCATTGCAAGCAATGATGCTTCAGAAAGCGCGCCCCGGCGGAACGCTTAAAGTCAGCCAATTTTGGGGCGCTATTGACGCAGCGCCGGGCGAAGATTCCCACGAGCTGACAGGCATAGACGGCGGAACGCCAGCGGACGTAACGATCGGCGCCGATAACTTCCCATATCTTAGTGGCGTGGTTTATCTGCCATGATTCCGATTGCTACTAAATTTGCCGATCGCCTTGCGGCTGTTGACTACGCTGAATTGCTAGGGCGGCTTATTCCCCGCGGCAAGGCTTGGGATACGAGAGATCCAGCAAGCGGATTGACGTTGACGCTTGCCGGGCTTTCGCCCCAGCTCGCTACCGTGCATAATAGGCTGCTAGATATTCTAGAGGAAGCCGATCCTAGAACAACTAGTGAACTGATAGACGGCTGGGAACGTGTACTAGGCTTGCCAGATCCCGACGATCCAAGTCCGCCGACGTTGCTTGTGGATCGGATTGCCTCGGTACTCTCTCGGTTCCTGGCGCGCGGCGGAACGCAGCCCCAGATCCTCTATGACGCAGCGATCGCACTCGGCTACGAAACCGACATAGAGATTCAAGTCCCTACGTTGTTTCGCGCGGACGAAAGCGCTAGCGACGAGCGCGCTTACGATTGGGATAGCTGGTCCTTTGTCTGGTATGTTTGGCGGCTTACAGCGCCGGCGCTTGGTTGGGATCGCTTGCTGGCACTCTTCAACAATATCAAGCCAGCTAATACAATCGCGATAGCCATTGACGGCTTGCGAGCAAACGAAGTGGCAACGCCTACCTAGGGACTAGCAATGTACAGAATCGACGGCCCGGACAATGTTGCAGTATTGCCAACGCCTAGCGCGCTTGGAACGCCTGGATATTTCCGCAAGGCGGACACTGGCACCAGCACTCGCGGAACCGTAGTTACAACGGACTGGCTAAACGCAGTCCAAGAAGAGATCGCCAACGCAATAGAGGCGACGGGCGGAATTCTCAGCAAGACTAGCAATAACCAGCTCGCAACGGCGCTTGGTAATATCAGCGAAGTGGCGGGCTTGAAGTCTGATATCTCAGATACTGGCGTTAGCTCAACAACCCATACCAATACCCTGCTAGGCTGCATTGCTAGCCAAGCGAATGGGCTGAATGCTAGCGTTGTTGCGTCTAATGTTTGCCTGGTATCTGGCACGCAAGCCGCAGCTATTGCTTGTAATGGACTTGCTGTTACCGGAACCAACGCCTTTGCGGCCGGATCTTCGGCTGGCGTTGTTGCCGGTGTACAGTGCGCCGTTATTGGATCCACTAGTTGTCAGATCGTTTCGGGCGCTGGTACTGAAAGGGTGATCGCAGCTTCGGACACTTGCACGATCGCAGCCACCAATAGTACTGCTTGTATTCTTTCAAGTGCTAGTTGCGATATCGCGAGCGCTGATTACTCTTTCATTGCGGCTTCTCTATCCAGCGATACCAGCGGCGCAGCAAACACGGTTGTTATAGGCGCAACAGGTGGTAGTCTTGCCGGTGCCGTTGCTTCATCCGTAATCGGCGCCGAAAACGGCCTAGCCAATAGCCCTAGCTCTATGGTTGCAGTCTCAAAACGAGCTAGCACCATAGCGGGCGGCGCATACCTTCTCACGATCGCCAGCGAAGGCCAAGCGCTAGGTGGCGCCGATTGTTCCAACGCAGGCACTCATAGTGCAATCGTCGGTTGCTATGGTTCTACGGCTTCGCCTACAACGATCGGCGCCTCCGCGGTTCGCTCCCTTGCCGCGGCTTGTGATAGTGTCAGCGTCGCGCAAGGGACGGACATCGCGGCTGTTGCTTGCGGAAATGTCACGATCAATACCACCAACGGCAGATCGTGGATTTGCGCAAGTAATGGCGGAATCATCGGCGGAATCTCGGAAGCCGGGGCGATCGTAGCTTGCGCCCGCGTGACTACCGCAATCCCTACAATCAGCGGTGGGGAAGCGGTCGCTTTGATTGCTTGCCGCGGCGCTGTTACGGCAAACGGCAACGCTTCCGCAGCAATCACAAGCCAGAAAGGAACCGGGAGTGTTGGACCGCTGGCTTCTGGATCGGGCGCAACGATCATCGGTTGCACTGGTGATCTCACTGTTTCGGGCAGTTCCACGCTGGTTGTGGCTAGTGACTTTGGAACCGGAGCGATCACGGTTGCAAACACGCGATCGATCTGCGGAGGAACGAGCGGTGGGCAGACTTGGCGCATCGAATCAGATTCTGGTGATATCTATTCGGATGGAACGATTGGTGCGGGAACTGCGGACTATGCCGAGTGCTTTGAAAACCTCGAGCTAGGAACGATCCCGCGTGGGGCAATCGTTACGCTGGCCAAAGGGCGCGTCGCTATCGCTGGCGTTGGCGATCGGATCCTTGGCGTGGTATCGGTAGCGCCCGCGACGCTGGCGAACAGCGCGCCGCTTGGTTGGCACGATCGGTATCTGCGGGATGAAATGGGCGCGCCTCTTTGCGACGAAGACGGCCGCGCGTTGATCAACCCGAAATATGATTCTGCAATGTCCTATGTACCGCGTGACAAGCGCCCGGAAGAGTGGACGGCCGTTGGACTGCTAGGTCAAATCCGCGTGCTAGTGGACGCTAGTGTTGAGCCCGGCGGCTTCGTTGTACCAGGCAAGCAAGGGCTTGGAATGCACGCAAACGAGCCCGGCGCTGGTAAGGCGATCCAATGTATGCAAGTCGTTAGTGCATACGGTTCGGAGCGAGGCTACGGGATTGCACTATGCTACGTAGGCTAGCGCTTTTTGCTGGCTAGAGCGCGCTTCCAAGCCTTGGCCATATTCGGAACCCAACGCTTTGTTGCTACGATATGCAGCGTTTTTTCTAGTGGCCAGCGCTTCGGTACATAGATGCTAGATTTGAGGATGTACATAAGCAAGAGCTTTCCCTTGCTCGCGTTTGCACGACGCTTGCGCCGCGCTCTGCCTTTCTTCGGCTTCCTTGGGCGCCTAGGGACTAGCAGCATTTTGCCGCCACTTTTGGTTTCACGGTAGAAGCCCTTTTGTTTCCTTTGGATAGGGCCTGGCCATAGCGCTGGTGTAATTTTCGTTTTGGGGTTCGCCCTTGCTTTGACCGGAACCCCCAACATTCTCGCATCTTTGGGCTTCTTTGTGTCGCCAACGGCTTGCCGCCGCATGTATTCATCAACCGTTCCTACGCTGGCGCCTAGCTTGGTTTTTTTGGCGAGCCTTACACGTATCCCTTTCTCAGTCCAATCAGAGCGGATCGTAAACGTCTTCGGTAGATCCTCTATCAGTTGCTCTTTAGTGTCTAGGATCGTTGCGTTTAACGCCGTAGCTATCGCATACGGCACTTGTTTCTTTGCGAAGCGCAACACGTCCCGCTTAAAGAGCCCAGCGTCAAAGTTAACTATGACTATGCCTTGATTACGTGCCATGCTTCATCATACCATCAAAGCAGAAGGCAAGCCCGCAAGATTACTTGGCAACCTTGGCTCCCCACCTAATCTTGTGCGGCTTGCCTTCTTTTTCCCATAGCGCTACAATGCAGAAGTGCAACGGATCAACCTCATAGATGTTTCTGGTTGGCAATGGCCTAGCCGTTGTGATCCTGTTACTCTTCGCATTGCCGATCAAGTGCGCGGTTGCTATGCCAAAACAAGCCAAGGCGTCAAACCTATGCGCTCGTTTCGCAAGCATCAAAAGCGCTTCCGCGGCTACAACGATTCACCCGCCGGTGTCATGCTCCCGATTGCTTTCGGAGGGTATCACTATGCGGATCTCCGTTGGGGAAAGAAGAGCCTAGCCAGCGCCAAGAGGCAAGCCGAAATCTTCGTCAAGACGCTCGGTCCTTTGAAGCCCGGCGATCTTCCGCCAGCGCTGGATCTAGAGTGGCAGAGCTATCCGGGCGGAACAAAGGACGAAAAGAAGCTGGCGCGCGGTAAGGATCTAGGCGCTCGCGCTGCTAAGTTTCCCGCTTCGCAAGTGCTTGCTTGGGCACTTACTTTCCTCGAGCGGGTTGAAGAGCTGACAGGCATAACCCCCGTTTTGTATACTGGCCGATCCTTCTGGCACTACAGGCTTGCACGGACAAAGCGCTTGGCTCGTTACCCTATCTGGCAAGCAGCCTACGTTGCACTTGATAACCTATTCGGTCCGCCAGAACACAACCCGCCGGTAAGCATGGCGGAAGCCGGAACGCTTCATATCTGGCAATATACTGGCAAAGGCAAATGCTACGGCTACCGCAACGGCGCTGGCAAGATTGACCGAGATCTCTTCATTGGATCGGAAGCGGACTTTGCCACTTTCCTCGTGCAACCAAAGGGCGAAGCATAGTGGAAGGCGCAATCATTGGATCGGTTGTCACGATCATTCTGGCAATCCTCGGCTCTAGCTGGCGCTTGTCTGGCCAGATTAAAGGCGTTGATTCGAGGCTAACGTCATTGACCGAGCGCCTAGATCGCGTAGATGTTGAAGGCTTGCGAGATAGGGTTTCGCGCTTGGAAGAGCGTACACTTGCGACGGAGAGACAATGCGAGGCGAGACACCGGCAATAATGGCGCCTTGGATCCTTCTACTCGTCGCGATCTCGGGCTTCGCGGCTTGGGCTTGCGCCGAATTCATCAACCGCAAATGGCTTGCGCCGCACAAGCGTTATCTGAAGTTGACGAACAACCCGCCCGCTAGCTGGTATTGGACGGGTGTTGTGGGCTCGTTCGCCGTGATTGCTGGCACGCTATCTGGTGTAGCTGTAGCGGCTTGGGACGCAACACCTTTTTCGTTAGAGGTTGGCGCGGTTCTAGGGTTTGCCTCCGGTTGTGCGCCAGTTTGGATTGTCAAAGAGGCTAGAAAACGAATCGAGCGCCTATGATTTGGGCGGCAATCAAAGCTGCGTTTGCCAAGGTTGGGCGCTACGCTTGGATCGTTCTAGCTGCCATTGCTGGCGGCTTCGCTTGGCTCTTCCGACGGGAGCGCCGGGCGCGTATCGCAGCCGAGCAACGCGCAAAAGTCGCCAAAGAGATTGAAGCGATCAATTCAGATCGCGACGCTGCCGAGCGGACTTCGGGCGCTTCGCTAGCGGAAGAGCTTGGTGTAATCAATGAAACTGGCGCCGAGGTTATGGCAACCGAAACCGAAGCGCTGGATTTGATCTCCCACTTGGAAGGCGCCGATCTAGCAGCCGAATGGAACAGGCGCCTATGATTGGCCTAGCGTGCCAGCTAATAGCTCTAGCGCTCGCAGCAGCGCCCGCCCCATGTACGGAAGCGCAAGTGGTAGAGAAGCCTTGTAGCGGGCTTCTAGTACCCTTCCAAGAGGCGCGAGAAGCACTAGGACGAACCGTCAAGCTGGAAGCGTGCCAAGCTATGCGCACTTTGGTAGAGCGCGAGGCGCAAGCAAGGCTTGCCGCTGCGGCTAGACTGGCGGAGATAGAGCGCCAACGTGGCGATCGTTTGCGATCTTTGCTAGATAGGCAGAGCGCGCCTCCGGTTGTGCCATGGTATGAAGCGCCGGCTTTTGTTGCGCCAGTTAGCGCGATCGCAGCTATTACAGTTGTGCTGCTAAGTGTGTATGCGGCCGGGGCGATCTAGTGGGTTGGGAAGAGTACCTAAAGCATGAGAAGATCGAAACGCTCCAAGTAAGCGCAAGATCCAGGAAGTGGAAGCGGATTGCGGTACTGACCGGGCTACCATGGGACGAGGCAAGAGAGCTTGGCCGTTTTCTTCGCTCTAGACTGAAGCCCGCAGCGGAAGCCGTAAAGCCCGCAGCGGAAGCCGTAAAGCTCGCAGCGGAAGCCGTAAAGCCCGCAGCGGAAGCCAGCAAACCAAACGACTACGAATACAATGCAGCAACGCAAACTTACGTTTTTCGCGTTGCTGGAATCGCCAGGAATATCGTTCTATCTACGGACCGCGTTGATTCTATTCTTGCTGATTATTCCAACGTCACTGGCAAGCCCGCGACGATCAATCAAGTTGCTCGCACGCACGATCTACCACGTCCGGTTGTGATCGGGATACTCCGCGCGCTGGGCAAAACGCATGACAGTTTGCCGTTTACGGAAGAGCGGCTAGGTACTGCTAGCGAAAACGAACTAAGGGACGAAGCGAGACAACTTCGTCAGCTTGATGTCTATAGGAAGATTGAGCAAGACAAATGGCGGGAATACAAGCGCGACGCTGAGAAATGGCGCGCGTTCCGAGAGCATACGCTAGAGCCGCTAAAGCGCTGGTTTGCAGAACGGGCGCCAACCTACGCGCCGCCAAAGATCCGAATCCGAAAGCCGCGCGAACCGTTCACTTTGGTTGTTGGCCTAACCGATGAGCATTGGGGAAAGCGTGGCGTTGGTGGCTACGGCCGTGAAACGCAACGCACGCTCTACCTAGAGCTGATAGAGCGGCTGATTGGACGAGTTGAGTTGCTAGGTAGGCCAGCGAAGATCATTATCCCGATCGGATCTGACGGGTTGCATATTGACACAAGCGGCGGAACAACAACTCAGGGAACGCCGCAAGACGTAGACGGATCGCCACTTGAGATCGCCTCGTCTTGGGTAGAATATAAAGTAGAGCAAATCGACGCGCTGACACAGCTTGCGCCGGTAGAGCTTTGGCCAATGCAAGGCAATCACGATCGCTTCGCGTCCGCACTAATGACCGAAGCCGTGCGCGCTTGGTTTTCTCAGCGGCAAGACGTTCAGGTATATGGCACGATCGTTGATCCCGTGATTGGCCAGCTCTATGGCGAGACTCTGCTTTGCGTGCATCATGGCGACAAGCTGCGGGTAAAGGCGCTCAGCGAAGTGATCCCAAAGCGATTCGCTCGCGAATGGGGCTTGTCGCGTTGGCGCTACTGCTTTACTGGTCATTACCATACGGAACGCGACTTGCCGCAAAGGAGCGATCTTCAGATCATCCGTTGGCCAAGTGCGACGGGCGCGGATAGATGGCACGTAGAAGAGGGCTATGACGGGTCTAGGCGAGCCCTAGCGGCGCACGCAGTCTCGCCTACCCTTGGCGTGGTCCAAGCTTTTAATGAGCCAGTAACGGGCGGCTAGCGCACTCGACGGTTTCGATTTTGTCGGTTTGGTTCGTTGCTTTCCCGCGAGGAAGTCTCTAGTGATCCGCCAGAAAACGGGCGCGCCGCCGGGCGAATTCCATGCAGAGAAGCCCGCAGTCTAGATCTAGCTCTCTCGCGAGCGTCGCGATTGCTCGTGCGCTGGTTTGGATCCGCCCGTGTGTCCGCTGATACACAGTCTGAATCGAAATATCCCATACGCCTGCCATCGCGCTTGCTGGCGGTAGCCTTAGCAATTCGTTATCCCTAGCCTTATCCATGGTTATACCTCGCACTCTTCCCAGCAACCGCAGATCTCTTTGATAGACGAGACAATCCGCCCGGCTTCTAGTAGGTAGACAGTCTCGCCTTTTTCAAGGGCTTCAAATGCGCGTTCAACCTCTACCTCGTTACACATTCGCCCCCTTCCTTGCCTGAAATCCAACAAGATCCCTTCGCTATACATGATCAGAGACTGACGATCGCACGTTAGGTTACCCATGGTTATGCCTCCCAAGGCACTAGAATACCATTGACGCGAACGGGCTTCGCTCGCTTATCCCAACGCCGCATTAGCGCGGCTTCGCACTCAATAGGGACATCCGGCGCTGAAGCGCTGGCAACTAGGCGCATGATCTCAGCTTGCCGATCCGCAGCCGCGCCCGCCTTGTATTCTGGCACCTCCAAGATCGTCTCGTCATGCGGAACAATGATCGGACGCGACCCATAAAGGGGAGAGCTTGGCACGTTGTAGCATTCTCGTGCTATCACATACAGCGCATCTTTAGTCCATTGTGCCACAAGGTTCTGGAAGAAGTGATTGCACGTATCACAATAGCCTACGTTGCCTCGCACTAGGCCAGTGCCAGCGCTAGTTATCGTGGCGTTATCGCCCCCACTTTCTCGGAGTATGCTATTGATCCTAGCGAAATACTCAGGAATCTCGGGGAATAGGGCAAACTGCTTTAGCTTCAGCGCTTCGGCAATCTCTTCAAGGTTGTTGCCGAGTCTTCCGCCAAGTGTCAAATCTACTCCGTCTTTACGGCACGTAAGAATGAAGCGCTCATTTCCCATACCGCCGAGCCGCCCGAAGTTTGTTTGCTTGGCAACGTGCCTAGTGCGATCAAAGTCTTCATCGCCCTTTGCTTTCAACGTCTTTGCGTCATTGTCCGATATGCCGAGGATACGCGCCGCCAGCTTGGAGTGTAGATCCAACCCGCCCTTAGTTTGATCCTTAAAGGCTTGCGCCATGGCACTATGGCCAAACCACCAAAGGCAGATCTGAGCAAATGCGCGCAACTCCGCTGTTCCAAAGTCCGCCGCGCTGAAGACGAAGCCGGGGCGCGGAACGTAGCAAGATCGAACGCCAACCCTAACGCCGCCGATCAACATGCTTCGCCTTGGTAGATTCGTTAGATTAGGATTCCTGCAACTAAGCCGTTCACTTTCCACGATTGGCCACCAACGCGCATGGATTGGCAGTGCTGTTCCCTCTTCCAGCCGTGGAACGAAGGTTGTTAACTCTGTTTTTGCCTCGCCTTGATCTACCCAAGCCGCCAGATCTTCCGCGTCAACACAGGCTTCAAGTGTGTCACGATCGGTTGTTCGCTTGCCGGTAGGCGTAATGCGCTCGGCTCTCTCATGTTCCGGCAACGCCGCTTCGATACGCTCTCGCATAAGCACCATATCGCGAGAGCCGTTAGATCGAAGCCAGCCGTTGAAGTCCGGCGCTTGTCGGATCCTATCGTAGCACTCAGCAACGTGCGCTGTTAGGTGCGTTTTCAGTGCTTCAACGTACTCGGGATCCGTTCGCACTCCCCACGATTCTGCCAGTCCAAGTGCCCAAGAAGTACGCACTCCGCGCGTTTCTCCCCTAGGGCGAGCGCCTCCGTTACTGTTGCGAAGGGCTTGGAACACGCGCAAAGCCCAACCCGGATCCTCTATGGCATACTCTCGCGCCGCGGCTGGCCAGTCTTTGATCGGTACGCTATCTAGCTCATGGTATCGAGTGCGCCAAGCGTCCGGACCTTTTCCCTCGATTGTCTCGCCTAGGTGGCGCTTGGCTAGGTCCGCCAGCGCGAAGCCGCCTAGGTGCATTGCCTTACGAGTGCCGTTCGCTTGGGGCTCCCCGTGCGCGATGCTCAAGAGAATTGCTGTGATCATCGGATCACATACGAGATCGCTATCGTATAGTTGCCAGATCAACGGCGCTAGGCTTGGCTCTTCGTTGATCAAGACGCGGAAATCAAAAGCAATGTTTTGATTGACGAGTGGCGTTCCGTCGCGCAATGCGCACGATATGACGGATCGGAAGTGTGATTGCCAATCGTCCGATCGATGAAAGATTGCGGGCTGCGATTGCCCGGTTTGAAACGCGACGCTGACAAGCCGAGGCGAGACTTGGCCAGGTCGAATAGGCCAAGTCTCGCAATCTAGAGCGTGAAGCATCAAGACGCTCACTTGTATCGATCGGTCATAGGGAGCACACGCGACATGCGCGCGAATTCGTGCCGTCTACCCACCCGCCCCGCGGCTCGCGGCCACGCTCAAAGTCTGCGCCCAGCTCGCGCAACCCCGCTGGCCAGGTGTCGCGCGACGGGCTGCGGAACGTCCGCCCCGTTGCGTCTTCCTGGCGCGCCGCGTGTTCGTAAATGTCCGGGTGCGCCTTCCACAACTCGTGCCATTCACTAAGCCGCTGATATGGACACCGCGCACAGTCGGTGCGTTTCGGTATCTCAATCCCTTTCTCTTCGAGGTACCCGACAACATCTTCGAGCCCCCAACCCCATTCACGGAGAGGGTAACGTGACTCGAATTCGTCCGAGAAGAGCCCCGCGCGAAGCGGCTCGTCCGCACGCAACCCAACGCACTGCACGACCGGCTTGGGTAGACTGGCGAGAAAGGCTACGAACGGCTGCACCTTCAATAGCCGCGTACACCAGCGCATTCGCGGATTCGGTAGCGCGTTGAAATGCTCGATCCAATCGTGAAGCGTGCGACCGTCGTTTGTAATGTGCTCCAACGGCTTACCGATGAGCCCTTCGAGCCGCCGCCAATGCTCTTGCATGTTGGGCAGTTCGTCGCCAGTCGGTGAGCAAACGATTCGAGCACGCGCGACAAGCTCGGGCTCAGTCTCATACAACCGCAGCGCCATCGCCGTTGAATCCTTCCCGCCGGACAATGCGATCACTTCCGTTATGTTACTCATCGTCGGGCTACCAGATCAACCGCTCGCCGTCGGGCGAGATCAACACCAGCTCGCGCCGCCAGCGCTTCGGGGAGCCGTGGTACACCAGCTCGCTACGGACGCTCCAATCGTAGTCAGCGATTGCATCCTCAATACGCGCGATGAGCCCGGCGCGGCTGCGTGCGTAGTGGCTCCCATACTTGTTCGCCTTGCCCGAGAGATCGGACCCTGCCCAGTTCTGCCTCCCTGCGAGCAAGGCAGCCTGGTAGCAGCCGCGGGCGCAAGCGTGAATCGCCTTGCTGACGATATCTGGTACGCGATCGGCGGCGTGGTTCGCATGTATGATCATTTTTCGGCTCCCTTCGTTTTGGCTTCGGTTTGGTTTGGCTTGGGCGCTGGGCGCTGGGCTACTTGGCGTTGCGGGCGGTAGCCGCATAGGTAGAAACAACAACTGCATAGGCTTCGGAGGCGACGCGGGCGGCGTTGGTGGCTTCGGTAATGGCAGCTTCGTGGTTGGCGAGGGCGGCGTAATAGGCGGACTTGGCGGCGCGGGCGGACTTGGCGGCGCGGGTAGCCTTGGCGGAAGCGACGTTAGCAGCGTTTCGGGCGGCTTCAAAAACGGCGCGGGCGGCGGCGTGGGCGGCGTCGGCTTCGAGGGCTTCGAGTGCGGCGGCGGCGTTGGTTTGGTTCGTCATTTTTCGGCTCCCTTCGGGTTGGCTTGGGCGCTAGGTTACTTGGCGTTGCGGGCGGCGGCGTGGGCTGCGTTGGCGGCGTCGGCGGCGGCGTCGGCGGCGGCGCGGGCGGCTTCGGCGGCGGCTTCGGCGGCGCGGGCGGCTTCGGCGGAGGCTTCGGCGGCGGCTTCGAGGGCGGCGCGGGCGGCTTCGGCGTTGCGAGCGTCACGGGCGGCGCGAGCGTCGACGCGGGCGGCGTTGCGGGCGGCGTCGGCGTCGGCGTCGGCGTAGGCTTCGAGGGCGGCGGCTATGTCATTGCGGGCGGCGTTGCGGGCGGCGTTGCGGGCGGCGTTGCGGGCGGCGTCGGCGTCGGCGTAGGCTTCGAGGGCGGCGGCTTCGGCGGCGCGGGCGGCGGCGCGGGCGGCGGCGCGGGCTGCGTCATACGTATCAAGTGCGTCACTAGCGGCGGCGTCGGCAGCGTCATAGGCGGCGCGGGCGGCGGCGTAGGCACTACAGGCCGAAACATCTGCGGTAGTGGTGGTAGCAGCGAGAGCCGCTTTATCAACATCAACGGCGGCGCGGGCGGCGGCGGCTTCGGCAGCGTAGGCGGCGGCGCGGGCGGCGGCGCGGACCGCATAAGCTGCTTCAAGCGCTTCAAGGGCTTCGAGTGCGGCGGCGTTGGTTTGGTTCGTCATTTTTCGGCTCCCTTCGGTTTGGCTTGGTTAACTCCCAAGCTGAACTGCTTAATAACCCGCCGAATTTTGACCGTCAACAACTTTTTTGCTTTTTCCGCAAAAAAAGTCTCTAGTCCGCAGAAAAGAAGGGTCCGCCGCGCTTCCGCGTCATGCCAGCGCCGAGGCGCGGCGGACCCTACGGCTACGCCTCTTCTCCCTTCCGCGCCGCCACAAGATCCGCGAGCGTCAGCTTTGCCAGCGCTTCCGCCGCCGTACAGACTGGGCAGCCGCCTTCGATCGGACCATCTATACCGTAGATCCAGCGCGAAAAGATCACGCGCCCATGGGGCATTTCCGGCGGACCCTCGCACGCTGCATAGAGTGTAGAGCCGATCACGTCAGCGCCTCGTATGCGGCGTTGATAGCCTCATCCGGGGCGGACGTGAGATCTACGGACGCGAAGCGCGGATCCGTTGACTTGATGAAGGCGATCTTGCCGGCGCGATCCAGCGCCGCTGGCGCAAGCTCGGGCGGCTGTAGCGCCATCAACGCCGCCAAAGGATCCAGCGCCGCGGGCGCGGGCGCCATCAACGCCGCCAAAGGATCCAGCGCCGCGGGCGCGGGCGCGGGCGCGGGCGCGCTGACGATCCAAGCGGGCGGAGTGTAGCCCGCGGACGCGGTAGCCTCGCGCGGAGGATCCGCCGATGCTGCGTGATCCCACGTAACATGCGTCCATAGTCCGCCATCCTTCCTTCTGCTATGGATCGCGCTGAAACCAACCTCGAGCCCGGCTTGCGCTTGGCTAGCAATGAGATCGGCAACCGCTTGTGGCGTAATCGCGGCTTCCGTCACGCTGTCTGGATCGCCTCCGCGAGACAAGGTAATTGCCCGGTACGCCTCTAGGCAGTATTGCTTGATATCACCAAGCCAAGCCATTTTGCGGACATGACCGATCTTGTCGCCCGGCTTCAGCGTCGAGTCTGGCACATTGTAAGTGCCTGCGTTTTCGTTTTCGTGCATAGCCGTTCCGCCACGAAACCAAACCACGTCCGCTTCGATAATCAGAGACTTACCTTTGAAACCATTGTTGAATTTCAGCGCGCCAAGCCTAACCCTGCCTTGGCCTGGCTCGATATTCAAGCCAGATCCATAGATCTTGGCTTCGCTAATCCCGCCAAATTCCGCGGCAAGCGCCGCCTTGGCCATTTCATCGGGTGTCATACTCTAAACTCCTTTGATTGAAACGATCGGGCAGTAACATAGGCGTTGCCTACCCTGGATTGATTCCAGAAAGCGCGCCCTTTCGCGGGCTTTCTGGAATGCTCTTTTCGATCCTGGCGCGTGACACATTGGGATCGCTACACACTCGTCCGCTTTCTGCCCAGCTCTATGTATTCTGGCTAGAGATTGCTCCCAAGCTACGCCACTAGAAGGGACTTCAAGGTAGATAGCGACGTTCCAACGATCTTGCAAGTTGTGGCCTTGAAACCATACCTTCCGCGCTAGGGCACAAGGAACCCCAGCGCTAGGCAGTTTAGATCCTTTGCCGTAGGTTGGGAAGCCGAGTTGCTTCAACCGCGCTTCCGCAGCTAGCGATTCATACCATACGATCGCCCCTAGTTGATTCGCCAGGTTGATCGCATACAAAAGGATCTCGTCCGAAATCCAAACGGCTTCGCGCAACGTATCAATATCATATCGATCTGCCAAAGCCTCCCAAGCGGCTAGCTTCTTTCCTAGCTTGTGGCCTTTGGTTCTAGCCGCAATCTTCACTAGCTTTTCGGAGTCATATCCGATCGTGGCGTGGTATTCCAGCTCGCGCCGCAAGCCCCGTTGCCAAGCCGCCCGAGCATCAATCCAATCCAAATCAGGATCTTGTCTGCCCACGTTTGGCCAGTGCCAACGATACCAGAAGCCCGCCGCCAGTGTCTTTGCGTGGCGCGATTTTTCCGTTGGATCTTCGATGCGTCCGCTGCCATCGGGCAAAACGTCGGCTTCCACGTAAGCAATAGCTGCGGCTAGCGCCGCCTTGGCCTTTGGCTCGTCGCGTGGGTATATGACAAGCGAGCAAGGAACGGAATCGGAATCGCTGACTACCACGCCAGGCGTAGAACGCCGCCGTAGATCGAACGCCTTTCTAGCAATCTGCCGTTTCTCTCGCGTTGTGCCTTCCATATTCATACGCGCCGAACGCACGATCGGGGCGAAGATTGCCCAGTCTTGCGGACCGGGTTGACCATCGGGATCTAGCACGTTTGCCCAAGCGTCCAACTCGGCGCCACCAACAGGCAACGGTGAACCGCGCCCTAGCGCAAGGCGAAAGAGCGTAGTCAATTCAAGTATGCTCGATTCACCTAGTGTGCCACTTGCAAACGCCAGGGTTAGTTTGCCGCCCCATGTACGCGGCGGGTTGGCAACCAGGTAACGAATCAACCGCTTATGCCTAGCGCTCTCGGGGCGCCTAAAGGCGTGCGCCTCATCGACGAAAACATAATCTGGCGCCATACGTTCCAAGCCGGTTGGTTGTGTACTCACCCAAACGTGCGAGCGAATTTCCACGCTAGGGACGCAAAAGCCGAAGTTGTGCATTCGGTTCGCTTCGTCGCGCACTTGCCCCACCAAGCTAGGCGGACACAAATATAGTGGGCGCTTTGCGTCGCATACGGCCGCGCCCAGCAAGCCAACTAGTGTTTTGCCGTCACCACAACCCGCTTGTAAGATAAGCCCGCCGGTCCGTTCTAGGACACCTAGAGCTTTGCGTTGGACTGGCCAGATTGCCGCCTTAGCGCCGCTTCTGACAAGTCCGAGGCGCCAAGGCAGCAACGGATCATCAACTGGCGCCTCGCGCGGGATCTCTAGTATGCGTGCCGTATCTGCCACAACTAGCAAGCCTTTCTTGTTAGGCAGTTTTGACAGGTAATGCCAGAAAACAACTGGGGGCGCAATTCTGGCCACGCAATGCGAATCCCGCAATATGTAACGCCGCCATCTTGCGTCACGTATTGGAGCCCATGCAGCGTCTTCGCTTGGGCGTTTACCTTCACTAGCATATGGGGCGCGGCTGAAATCAAGCTCATTGGAATGCTCCCAAGAGGTTTAGGATTGCGACGGATATGCCGAATACGCCAAGGCTAAGAGCCACGGTCAATAGGATTGCTTCCCAAAGCTCGTCGTCCTTCATAGGTTACCTCTATGGCACTTCTTACAGTTGACCGGAGCGGTCGACAACAACGCGCGCCCGGTATCGATCCGCCGCCCGCAGTCCGTCAACGGACCTAGCTCGTCGGTTGCCTCGGCTGCGATCCTATGCACAATGCCAGACCCTTCCGACATACGGCAATGCTCGCCAAGGCGGAATGTTTTGGTTGGATCGTCTTGTGTGAGAAAATGACGATCCAGCGCGGCGCGCAACTCCCCGCATTCGTAGCAGGCACAATCCGGGTTGCTCGCGTCATGTTTCGTGGTCAACATTCCGCGCGGCTTGTCTTCGTCCAAAACGCTTTGGATCTTCCTTTTGGCGCTGTCAATCGTATGTACATAGCTAGTTGTCAACTCGCTAAGGTCGAGTGAGAGATCAGAGCCCGAAACCGCCTTGTTGGGCACGTAAGCGATCGCCCCGGTATTGACGAGCAAGAGGATATGCCCAGACTCTACTGGCGCGACAAGGATCTTGCTCCCGCTAAAGCCGGAAACATCGGCTTCCGTGAACCTCAATCGCATGGTTCCAACTCCTGTCTTCTGCGAAGGATCATTTTGTCCGCGAGTGTGTAACACACGTTCGCGATGAATGCGGCCGTTTTGTCTAGCCCTTCTGACGTGTAAGCCATATCAGATACTGCGCTGAATACCTCGCCCGGTTCGCTAAGCAGAAGCATTCTAGCGATCTTGTCTCGCAACTCGAATTCTTCATCATTCATCATTCAGTTTCTCCCTTGGTGCGCCGGCAATGCCTTTGTCAAGCGCTTCTGCGCGGTCGTAGTCAACGAAAGCCTCGGCAAGAGCGTAAGCGTATTCCACTATCTTCTTGATATGCTTCGGCTGGCTTGCTTCACGAATACCCTCGCCACTAACAATGGCGAGAGCAAATTCTAGTGCCATTTCTTCCAAGCTAGGTGTATCCACTATCTATCTCCCTTCACGATATAGGATGCTTTCGGTGACAGTGCTTCGGCAATCAGCGCGCCCGTTTTGCTCGCTGTGTTGACGTAAACCGCGCCCGCCAGCTTGTCTGCATTCATCGCAACGGCAGCGGCAACGCGGTTGCTCCCCTCCCCATATGGGCACATAAGGTAATGGGGAACACCAGCGGACTTCGCGATCTCTGCCATGAATGGCAAAGCAAAGGTGATAGCGTCAAGGATGCTATCGAACATCGGGCGGCAATCTACATAGAGAGTAAACAACCCGGCTTGCGCCACCTTAACGGAATGCGTCACTTGTGGACAATCGATCTGCGGTTTGGCGGCTTCGTCGCGAATGAGGCGAGGATCAATCTGCGGTTTGGCGGCTTCGTCGCGAATGAGGCGAAGATCGGTCAGCTCCTTTACGACAACTTCGGTTGGATCCGTCATCCGTATCGTTGGCCTATCCAGATCAAGATCTCCGATGATATCATTCGCTTCGTCAATGCACTTCTTTTTGAGTGCCAGATCCTCGGTTGTCAGATCGGCCGATTCCGGCGGACCGGAAACCTTCGGACCGGAATCTGCAAACGGCCCGAAGCTGTTGAGATCGCCAGGATCTTCGCCAAGGAGCGCCAACTGGCAGAGCTGGCGCATTCTTCCGGCTTTTCCCGCGCCGATCGGAATAGGCCAACCCATCCGTTTCAGCTCGGCTTGCATGAGCCCACTTTTGACCGTAACCGTAGACAACAACGAACCGTCGGCAAACCTAAGCCCGCGGCTTGTCTTGTCTTCGAGCGGCATTTCCGGGGCGCTAGAGGCGATCTTTGCTGGCAGAGTCGGATCGGTTGTAGCCTTTACTTCCGGCGGGTTTACCGCGTGGCCTTTGGTAGCCTCATCAGCGAGGATCTGGCCTACAGCTAGTCGGAGATCGCTATCACTACGCGCGGCAAACATTTCCTTCGTCACTTGTGGCAACTTCGCCCCGATCTTGGCAATTAGTTGTCCGCGCGTCATTTGCTCGGGATCGGTTTGCGATCGCAACTGACCTAGGCGCGTTTGTAGATCTGGAATTGACAACCCTCGCAGTGCTTGGACGTGAACGCTGGCGTCTTCAACGCCTTCCAAGTTAGCGATCTCGTTAATCAGCTTCGCTTGCTGATTAATCAGCGCGGAGGTAATGGCTACAAGATCGGCGCCTTCGTTGATAATTGCCTCCGGTGCAAGTGCTTTGATCCGCTGCATTCGGATCTCTTCGGGAGTGGCCGCCTTGGGTTCTGGCTTGCTGTTGCCCGAAAGCAGAGCGGCAAGAGGATCGGCTGAAGTCTGCATATCTATTACCTTTTTTCCTTTTGGGTTTGTGATTTGCGCGACGTTGCACAAATCATAGATGTCAAGCGTCTTCGTTGCTTCTCTCTAATGGCGGCGTTGGCGGCGCGGGCTGCGTGCAAGGCAGGGTTGGCGGCGGCGTGGGCTGCGTGCAAGGCAGCGTTGGTGGCGGCGTTGGTGGCGGCGTTGGCGCGGTCGGCGTCGGCAGCGGCGCGAGCGGCGTTGATGGCAGCGTTGGCGGCGCGAGCGGCGCGAGCGTATGCTTCGCCTTTCGTTTCCCAGTATGCCCGAGAAGCAAGCCGGAAAGCGTCTTGGCGCAACTCCGGGTCACCAGATCGCAAAAACTTCACGACAAGATCGGGCGGATTCCAAAGCCTCGCCACGTCTAGAGCACATAGACGAGCGAAACGCTCGAGTATAGATGCCGCATCAAAGCCCCAAAGAGCCTTGCGGTGCAGTCCGCAGAATTTGTCGTCGCCCCACTCAAGATCGCCCCATACTTCGACACGCCAAACGT